TTGGTGTGAGTCAGAGCGTGCGCGATATCTTGTATGAGCGCAATATCAACCCAATCACGTTTATTCCAGGTATCGGTATCACAAACTTTGGTAACAAAACTACCACTGTTACAACCACTGCACTGGACCGCATCAACGTTGCACGTTTGGTTGCATTCTTGCGCGGCAGATTAGAAGAAATTGGCAAACTGTACTTGTTTGAACCCAATGACGAAATTACTCGCAATGAGATTCTCAACAGTTGCAACAGTTTGATGATTGACTTGATTGCCAAACGAGCAATCTTTGACTATCTAGTGGTGTGTGACTTGAGTAACAATACTCCGGCCCGTATTGATCGTAACGAACTGTGGGTGGATATTGCCATTGAGCCAGTCAAGGCCGTGGAATTTATCTATATTCCGCTGCGTATCAAGAACACTGGAGAAATCTCAGGAGCAGCCTAATCAAAAACCTGGGGTCAAAAATTTGGCCTCAGGGTTAGGTAAATAAACATATAGGAGATAACAAATGGCAAGTGCATCACTAAACAAAATGACAGTCCCGTTGGGCAGCGGTCAAAGCAGCCCAGTTCAGGGTCTGTTGATGCCAAAACTAAAGTATCGCTTTAGAGTATTCTTTGAGAATTTTGGAGTGTCAACCCCAACTACAGAATTGACCAAACAGGTGGTCAGTATTGGTCGTCCCAATCCAACATTTGAAGAAATTTCAATTCCAGTTTACAACTCCACTGTCAAACTGGCTGGCAAACCCAGCTGGGCAGACATCACATGCTCTATTCGTGATGATGCAACTGGTGCAGTGTCTAAGCTGGTTGGCGAACAATTACAGAAACAATTTGACTTTTTGGAAATGGCTTCGGCCAGTTCGGGCATTGATTACAAATTTTTGACCAAGATCGAAGTGCTGGACGGTGGCAATGGTGCTGCTGTGCCTGTGGTGCTGGAAACTTGGGAACTGTATGGTTGCTATCTCAAAGGTGCCAACTATGGTGATCTGAACTATGGCACAAATGAAGCTGCCACAATTGAACTGTCAATTGCTTATGAGAATGCTAACCAGACACCTGGCGGATCAGGTGTTGGAACTGAGATTGGTAGAACTCTAGGATCTGTGATCACAGGCGTGGCAGGCGGTCGTTAATCGCAGGCGGTAGCCGATGCCAACATTTGGTCAAAATTTTCTTCAAGACGCAGCTCAAGGATTTTTTGGTTCGTCTTATTTGCGTGACTATCGACACGCAAATAAGACCTTTACTGCCAACAGCTTTGAACTAAAACCGCGTTACAAATTTCTCTTTCATGTCAGTTTCACACTGAATTACGCAGAGATTCCTGCCTTAAAAGCAGCCATGGGCCTAGACGATACCAAGAATATAAGTTTGCTGGTCAAGACCATTGACTTGCCCAAGTATACCATATCTACAGAAACGCTGAATCAATACAATCGCAAACGCATTGTGCAGACCAAGATCAACTATGATCCCATAAACATCACTGTTCATGATGACTATGGTGACTTGGCTAGAACCATGTGGTACAACTACTACAGTTATTACTACAAAGATCCCAATCAACGATATCTAGACCCCAACAACACCAACGGCAGTATTGGCCCCAGCAGCAATCGACAGGCCGGCTTTGGCTATAACACTCGCGACATCTATGACGATCAACGCATTGGCAATGTCAATGACTGGGGTTACATTGGTGAAGCGTTTGTAGACACCAATACAGGCAATAGTGGCAAGCCTCCGTTCTTTAGAGACATTCGTATCTATGGCATGGATCAACGCAAGTATGCAGAGTATATATTGATCAATCCTATTATTCAAAATTTCAGTCATGATCAATATTCATATGCTGAAGGTGGTGGTACCATGCAAAACAGCATGACCGTTGCATATGAAACTGTGAAATACTACAGTGGTGCAATTGGCAGTGAACGACCTGATGTCAATGTACAAGGTTTTGCTGATCCTGCACACTATGACACAGAATTGAGTCCTTTGGCCAGACCAGGCAGCAACCGTACTGTATTTGGTCAAGGCGGCCTAGTTGATGCTGGACAAGGTATTTTGGAAGATTTACAAAGTGGCGGACCTCTGGGTGTGTTGGGCTCTGTGCAAAAAGCTGGTGCTACCTATAACACATTCAAAGGCAAAGCATTACAGAGCACAGCTATAAGCGAAGCCACTGCACTGGGCAAACAAGCCATTCAAGGCAGCATACCTGGTGCTGTGAGAGCTATACAAGGTCGCGGCACTGGCATGATATTCCCCACTCCCAAACTGCCACCAGGTGCAACACCGCCCATTAATCTAGGACAATAAACATGGGCAGCATTAACTACACCAATTACAACATTGATCAAACTGTCAGAGTGTTTGACAGCTTTTATGAGTACGATGTCAACGTTCCAGCAGCCGAATACGATTTGGTGCACAGTTTCTTTCTTAAAGAAATGTCTGATCGCACCGCAGCTGGTAACTTCACAGTGAGTTTGTTTAGAGTGGCCGAAAACACTGGCATTCCTGCACTGACACTGTTGCAAGAATTTGAGCAGGGCACCACTGGCATGGGGCTCAATGTCACCATGGCATACTATCTCAACAGCATTCGCAGCAGAGCCAGTCTGCTGGGCGTGGGTGTTCCTGTGACACCAAATTTTTACGCTGCTAGAAATGTGATACAATGAGTCGCTGGGCCCAGGGCAATTACGACGTCATCAACCCAGACAAGTACGTAGGCAAAGGTAAACCTCGCTATAGATCTGGCTGGGAACACAGCTTCATGCGCTTTTGCGACCTCAACGATCACATCTTGCAGTGGGCCAGCGAAGCATTGACCATTCCCTATCGTCATCCACTCACAGGCAAGAGCACAGTTTATGTGCCAGACTTTTTGATCACTTACCGCACTAGAGACAACACTGTGCGGGCTGAACTTATTGAAATCAAGCCCAAAAAACAGAGTGTGGTTGAAAGCAAAATGACCAGTCGCGATCGCGCTGTTGTGGCAGTGAACTATGCCAAATGGGCGTCTGCACAAAAGTGGTGCAAACAACACGGATTAACTTTCAGAGTTATTACAGAGGACGACCTATTTGTAAACGGTCGCAAGTAGTAAACTATGCAAAGTCTACTAAATAATAGTATGACTGTTTACTATCTTTACAAAAAAACTCATACGACAACCAATCTAAAATACCTAGGATTTACTAAAAAGAATCCACACAGGTATAAAGGGTCGGGAATCAAATGGCTTGCTCACATTAGGAAACATGGCTACCGTGTTGAAACTGAAATATTGTGCGAAACTTCTGACCGCAATGAAATACAACGGTTAGGAGAATATTACAGTCAACTATGGAATGTTGTTCAATCTTCTGAATGGGCAAATCTAAAACCTGAAACTGGCGAAGGCGGTGGTGTGCCAGGGATGCATAAAGGGAAACTTCGACCCCAAGAACATAAAGATGCTATGAAAGCAGGTTGGGACCGCATTAAACAAAAAGGATACCAACCTTGGAATAAAGGTATCACTGGTCTTAAAGGGCCATGTCAACACACTATATTAGTGTCGCCTAACGGAACTGAATATATGTATGAGAGTATGAAACAAGGATGTAAAGAAAATAATCTCATTTATACAAAAATGAGTAGCGTCAAAAATGGCCACCTTGCACATCACAAAGGCTGGACTGTTAAAAAGGTAAGTATATCATTATGAGAAAATTAGAGGAATTGTTTGATCTCCCACCCACTGCCCAAGAAGTAGATACTGCCCTGCCAGTGATTCCTGCTGCTAGACAAACACTGGCAGCCTTGGACGACGCCATTGACAAAATTGACAGTGCTCTGCCAGCAGTGCGAGGCCTAGATGCCACGGACCAAGAAATGGATGATCTTGCTTCCATGGCACAGAGCAGCTATCGAGATCTCATGGATCTTGGCATGCAAGTGGACAGTCGTTTTGCTTCAGAAATTTTTGGTGTGGCCAGCAACATGCTGGGTCATGCCATCACTGCCAAAACAGCCAAACTGGACAAAAAGCTCAAAATGATTGATTTACAGTTGAAGAAAATGCGTCTGGATCAACAGGCCCCACCTGAAGAAGCTCCCACCATGAGCACTGGACAGGGCGTGGTTTTAAATCGCAACGACTTGCTGGATCGTGTGCTGGGCAAGAGTCGAGATCAAAACAGCAAAAAAGAATAAATATACAACAGGACACTGACATGAAACCATTTGTAAAATACCTAGCCGAAAGCGAACGCACCTATCGCTATCGCATCAAAGTTGTGGGCGATGTGCCAGCTGGCTTCTTTCGAGACTTGGAAAAGAAGTGTGATCAATTTGACATTGTCAAAATGACCGATGCTAGAACCACTCCTATTCGCAAGCAGATTCCTGACTTTCCAGCTTTCCCAAATCAGGCCATGAACATTGTGGACGTGGAGTTTAGATATCCTGCCATTGAGCCACAGATCAAACAATTGGCACAGTTGTTGGGTCTTGATCCCAATCGTGTTGTGATGAATGCTGAAAGTTATGAGCAAAGTCTCAATGACGAAAATGTCAAGATTGAAGATGAAAACAAAGATCTTTTGACCGACACAGACTATCCCGCTCCCGACAAAACACAAAAAGGCCTCAGCAAAGACTATGGCGCTGCGCCCTATGACCATGTGGTGCTGAAAAATGCCTACCGGTCAGACTTCACTGTGGCCGGTGGCAAGACTGCCCCAGCCCGAACCACAAATGATATACCTCAAGGCAACAAGAGCCCCATGAGTTCAATCAAGCGTCCGCCCAAGCCACCCACTGGTGCACAACCCCAAGGATAATTGCAATGACATTTTTTTATGATCTCAACAAAAAGCTTGCTGGCATTGCCGACAAGCCACAGACCAAGACATTGACAGAGAGTGCACAACCTGCTGTGGCCGAAGGCAGCACTGGTGACTACAGTGCCAAGAAAGCACGTGCCGGCAAAGACATTGGCAAGCCAGGCAAACAGTTTGCTCAGATTGCCAAGAGCGCTGGCGAGCGTTACGGCAGCAAAGAGCGTGGCGAAAAAGTGGCTGGCGCTGTGTTGGCCAAACTGCGTGGCAAAAATGAAGGTGTTGAAGAAGGCCTAGGCGATGTAGCTAAAAAAATTGGCAGCGGCATCAAAAAAGTTGCCCAACGTGCCATGGACACAGTGGCACCCAGCGACGAAGCACTGTTGAAAGATCTACAGAAAAAAGTTGGTGTACCCCAGACTGGGAAGAAACCAGGTAGCGAACTTAATCCTAAGGTAGTCAAAGAAGTAAATGCCCCAATTGATTTTGACAAAGTGTTAGATGCTATTGCTGCATTGTACGGCGACGAAATATGGGACAATGATGCAATGCAAGACTTGGCTAATGATCTTGAGCAAGCAGGTCCGACTGATCGCGAATTAGATTTTATTATTGCTAAAGGCAAATTACCAAAGCGTTTGGCTGGCATCCAATTCTCAGCGGGTGACAATGTTCAATTTGGTGAAGGAAGTTCTCCAATGTCACCCAAGCAAAAGAGCTTTGCTGCATTGGCTGAGCCCAAAGACAAAATTACTTTTGCTGACAAAATTGCCGGTGCCAAAAAAGAAGGTGACATGGATGAAAGTGCTCTACAAGCATATCTTGGCAAAAAGAAATATGGCGAAAAAGGCATGAAGGCTTTGCAGCAAGCTGGCCGTGATGGTGCCAGCAAAGCTAAAATGGACCGCATCCGTGATCAGCACGACCAAATGGACGAAGGCTGGGATGACATGCTCAAGGCCGTTGATCAACAACGCAGTAAAATGAAAACTGGTGAGAAGATCAAAGGCCACAAAGGCGAGATTGAAAAAACAGCCACTGGTATCAAACACACACGTAGCTATGATGCCAAGACAGGCGAAACTGACACTGGTGATGATGCGCCAGCACAAGGTGAAAAGCGCGGTCGTGGTCGTCCCAAGGGCACAGGCAAGAGCATGGGCGCTAAGGGACCATCGGGCAAAAGCAAACTAATGACTCGCGAAGGCGAACAGGATCCTGCAGAAAAAGGTGAATATGATCGCGAAGGCGACATGGCCTTGGACGACATTGACACCATTGAATCTGCCGCCAACGAGTTGCAGGCCATTATTGATACTGATGAAAATCTGCCTGAGTGGGTTCAGAGCAAGATCAACAAGGCCATGGACTACTTGGACACAGCCAGAGACTATATGAAAGCACAGGGCAATGACCAAGAGCCCGTGACTGAAAAAGCTGTGAGCAAAAAGCAACAACGCTTCATGGGCATGGTACATGCTACACAAAAAGGCGAAAAAGCACCCAGCAAGGAAGTGGCCAAAGTGGCCAAGACCATGAAAAAAGGTGATGCAGAAGATTTTGCCAAGACCAAACACAAAGGTCTGCCTGAAAAGAAAAAGAAAGAAGAAACTGATGAAAGCACCACTGCTGGTTCAGTGGCCACAGCGCCCACTTCGGGCAAAAGCAAAGGCGGATTCAGCTTTGGTAAAGGTATCTACGACAGCTACAACCGTGAAGTAGAAGCCATGATTGCCGAAAGCATCAACATCAGCATGAACGCCAACAGTGACGGCGGCGACATGGGCGGTGGCACACGCAGTCTCACTGTGACAGCCACTGACGAAGATGCAATGAAACTGGCAGCATTGCTGAAAATGGCTGGTTTGGGTGGGCAGGATCATGGGCAAATGGACGAAGCTTATGGCGATACCCAAGCCACAGAAAATCATCCTGACTATCCCACCAATCAAGAAACTGCGCAAGACAACTTTGAATACTCAGGCGGTTTGAACAAGCCCAAGGCCAGCGGCATGTCAGTGACTCCAGTGACTAGTGTTCAAATGGATGGTGAAGACAAATTTAGCTTGCCTGCTCAAATGAACGAAGCTGACAGCGATGACAGTGACCTGACTCGCATGAGAGAAATGGCTGGCATTCGTGAAGCCAAAAAGCCTGACTTCCCAGATCTTGACAAAGATGGCAACAAACAAGAGCCTATTGAAAAGGCTGCCAAAGATGCCAAAGACAAAAAAGTCGAAGAAAGCATCTTGGCCATGACCAATCTTTGGAAGACTTATCGAGGTTAAGCCAATGAAAACACTGCAACAATATCTTGACGAAGCAGACGAAAAGTTTAACCCACCTGTGGTAGGCGATAACTTTGCCATTGAAATTGACGATGTGTTGATTGAAAGCTACATTGTTGACATTGCTGAAGATGGCTATGTGATTGCAGCTGATGATCGTGTGCTAGAACTGTTGGAGCACTGCGGTTGTGCCGAAGAACAAGCACTGCAAGAAGAACAGCGTCTTATGGAAGCTCCTTGTGATGATTGTGGTCGCACACCTTGTGAGTGCGACGACGAAGACAGTGGCACTGTGAAAGAAGATGCCCTCAACGGCATACTCAAAGCAGCTGGCTTGCCACAGCGTGCCAAAGTCAAAGAAGGATTTGCTCCGTTGGAATTTGCGCCCATGGAAGATGCTGCCAGTGACGAAGCCGAGGCTGAAGCCGATGAACAGCAAGCGCAGGCAGATTTGGACAGCATGGACGAAGCCAAATATCAAGGCCGTGAAGTGCCCCTGGGCAAGCCCATGGCAGGCGATGTAAAGAAAAGCAAAGTTTATGTTCGAGGACCCAAAGGCAATGTGGTCAAAGTGAACTTTGGCGACAAAACCATGCGTATCAAGAAAAACATTCCGGGACGCAGAAAAAACTTTCGTGCCAGACACAATTGCGACAATCCAGGACCACGCTGGAAAGCACGTTACTGGAGTTGCCGCGCTTGGTAAGGACATGACATGGAACAATACAAACCCTACAATCCTGGTCTGACACAACCTCCTGTGCAAAACCCGCACAGTCCAGCCACCAGTGGCTATCGTCAACAGCCAGTGGAAATTCCTGGTGTGCTGCATCAGTCACGTGAGTTGTTTAAACCCTATACAGCTCCTGAACAAAAGGATAACAAATAATGGCCAATCCAGGTATATTGCCCAATCTCAATGTGGCCAATGTTTACACTTCATTGGCCAATGCCACCATCTACACAGACAAAGTGCGACTGGCCACTGGCAACACTGCAATCACTTACAATGTGTATGCTGTGGCCTTACAATCTGGCCCAGCAGCCGGCAGCATTGGCAATGCCACACCAGTGGGCAATTTGTACACAGCCAACCCGCAGATTCCGCCCTACAACATTCGAGATGTGTATGTGGGTGCGGGCAACAAAATGACTGTGGTTGGTGCCAACTGGACTGCCACTGAAGTGGGCACAGCTTCATCAGCGCTATCAGGGACTATTGGACAAGGAAGCTGATCATGCGTGCTCGTGAGTTCATTGTAGAGCACAGCAAAGTTGGCAAAATTTCCAAACGCCTGCGTTATGCCACTCGTGGCCTGCACAAGTTTAGAGACATGCAGTTTGCTGACCGTGTGTACGAACTCAACCGTGTGATGATGGCTGTGGCCAGCAATGATGGTAAACAATTCAGCTATCCCATGGACGCAGAGAGCTGGGCTGGTCGCAACGACATTGCAGCACCTTACACCAAACAAGAACAAGACATGATGCGCATGGCTTACAAAGCCATTGGATCGCACCACGAAGATCTCAATCAGGGCGACTTGAGTTCTGATGAGCATCCGGCTGTGAACACCTCCAGCCCCATACAGGCTTTCAAAGGTTACTGACCATGCGGGCACGTGAATTCATTCGTGAGCAACGCGAACTACCGCCCGAAAGCAAAGAGCCCCTGCGATACACTTATACCTTGCCAGGTCTAGGTTCTTCTGACCCTTACAAGACCTATAGAATGGGCGTGGCCTTGGCCCGAGCCCGAAGTGAGTACCGCAAAGACAATGTAAATCCATACATGCCCGAGTGGACAGCAGAAACTGCATTTGGTGAACATGCTGTGGTCGCT